TTAATTAGATTTTCATATCTCCACCCAAGCCAAGCTCCGATTATAAAAACTATAAGTATAGTTAGTGTTGTCATATTATTTTTTTGTTAGTTGTTAAGAAAAGACTTATGGTCTTTTTGAGTTAGTAAGTTAAGTAAGCAACTCCATTTGTATTATTTGCTGAACCTTGAGCATTTGTAGTTGTTGCAGAAGTTAATCCTCCTATGTAACCAGAACCTCCTCCACCACCGAAATCGTTACTAGCTTCAGCACCGCCACCACCACCCCAATATCCGCCACCGCCTGAACCGCCATTACCAGAACCTGCCGCATTTCCACCTTGTAAAGCTGAACCTGCACGAGAACCTGATGCTGAACCTCCTGCTGATTGAGTTCCTCCTGTTGCAAGTGATTGACCATCACTTCCACCTGTAGAACCTCCTCCACTTCCTCCTGTAGAACCTCCATAAGCTCCACCGCCACCACCACCTGCTATAGCTTTAGCATTAGCTTGTGATACTGAATTTAAAAATATTCCTGTATAACCACCCCCACCGCCACCATTTCCATTACCAGCAGTATAAGCACCGCCACCTCCGTAAGAAGAACCTGTTGTAAGTCTACCTGCTTGACCAACTACAATTTTATAAACTTCACCAGCAGTAACAGCTAAAGTTCCAACTGTTTTACCACCTGTACCTCCAGCTCCAGCATTACCTTGATTTCCACCACCAGCTCCTCTTAAATCAACACTAATTGAAGTAACACCTGCTGGTACAGTTAAAGTTTGGTCTGCTCCTGTGTAACTAAATGTATATGTTTGAGGAACATTTACAGTTATTGAAAAAGCTCTGTCTGCTGTTTGAGAATTTGCTGTTGCTCTTAATGTAAAAGAATATGTTGTTGTTGAAGCTAAATCTGGTGCTGTTCCTGTAATTGCACCTGTAGATGTATTTAAAGATAATCCACTTGGTAATGAACCAGATACTAATGAATATGTTATTGTATCTCCGTCTGCATCTGTAGCAGTTGCAGAAAAATTTGCAGATTGTAATTCGGTAACAGCTCCCAAAGAACCTGAAGCTGTAGTCCAAGTTGGAGAACTATCTACATTGATTTGATTATCTAAAGTTCCTGCTAAACCAGAAGTATTTATAACTCTAACATCGTAAGGTTCTTTAGCACTTACAAAAGAACTCCTTGCAATAACAGCACTAATAGATGAACTAGAATTTACTGTAGTTGTTGATGCTGTAATTTCTGTTGCATCATTTCCTATAAATTTAACAATTGCACCAGAATTAAAACTAGAACCTGTTATAGTAAAAGTAATATTACCACCTGCTTGGCTATCAACTTCTAAAGGAGATACTACTGTAACTGTTGGTGCAGTATCTATAACCTTAAACTCCGTACCTGTATAATACTCAGCTAATCCTATAGTAGAATTAAATCTAATCTGACCAGCAGTAGAACCACGTTGTCCAGTAGTTCCTGATGCGACTTTAGTTCCTGCTGTTCCTGTATCTGAAATGTTTTCAAATGAAACATCAAGATTTGCTCCTGCTATCTTTCCATTAGCTGTACTTAATAGCTTAGATATATCTCGTGCTTTAGTCATTTACGACTTCCTATTAGTTAAGTTGTTATGTTGTGTTGTTAAGTTTTACTTAATGATTGCTTGTACTTCTTCTTCAGTAAGACCAAGTGCTGAAAGTTTTGCTAATGCACTTGCTTTAGCATTTGCTTTAGTTTGTTTTTCTGCTTCGTAAGCAAGTCTATCTTGTTCTGCTTGAATAGCATCTTGTTCTCTTTGTGCTATTTCTTCGGCAGATAAATCTACCAAAATTCCATTAGGATATTCTGGTGATACTATTTGTTTTTGATGTGTCATATTTATATCCTATTAGTTTTTAACTCCATAAAGTCGGATTTTTCTTGCGTATATGTTTCCTGTACTCATTTTAAATCTTATTCCTGTTATTGCTGTTGTGCTATCCCAGCTACCACTAAAACCAGTAATACCTATATAATCATTATTTCTAAAAACAGAATTTCCTGTAATAAGTTTATAATAAGATGTACTCATTGGATTAAATAATGTTAAGTTGGCAGAACCAGCACGAATTTCTGATGTATCAGCATATAAATAGTGAATTAAACTTGCACCATCATTAGATGTATAAACACCACCATCAGCATCTGAAGGTATATTTCTATAACTACCAAATACATAATTATAAGAAGAAGTTTGTTCTGTATAACTTCCTGTAGTATTAAAAGTTATAGCGGCATAAGCTGAAGATGAACCATATACACCATCTATAAATATTTTATAAACATCATAATCAGAAGTAAAATATCCATTTAAAGATACTGAACTTACATTTGAAGCTGTAGTTTCAGCAAGTTTTACAAAATCAGAACTTACTGTACTCCAACTTGGATTTGCTCCTGTTCCATTAGTTTTTAAATATTGACCAGAAGTTCCAGCACCAAGTCTAACCCAAGAAGTACCATTATAATAAAGTACATCTCCTTGTGCTAATCCTGCGATTGAAGTTATATCTGTTCCTGACTGTGCCATTAAAGACCAGTAGGTTGCATTTGTTGGCAAGTTTCCTGTTGAAGCTAATATGCAAATATAAGATGAACCATTATAGCTCACTACATCATCTGCAACATAGGCGGTAGCACCATTGTAAGCTCCTTGCCAAACGAACTTAATTCTACCTAAATTTACTGTAGCCATATTATTTTATATTCTCCTTATATGGTTGCAATTAAATCGCCATTTGAGATGGAAAATGTAAATCCACTCGCACTAAATAAAACATCATCAAAGTTGGCGAAAGTTGCCTTTGAAATGTTATCCACTCCTTGATTAGTTGTTGTAACAATCAAGTTAGTATTCGTTGAAGTATCTTTGTTAAATCCGTACACCTCTGCTGAACTTGCATTTCCGTATTCTAAAGCTGAAGCACCAGAATTAACTTTTAAGACTTGTCCAGCAGTTCCAATAGTAGTTAAACCTGTACCACCTTTTGTTGTTGGTACTGTTGGTAATCTTGCAGAATTTAATGTTCCTGTAGAAATATCGTTTGCATTAATATTAGCTAAAGAGAATGTTCCAAAAGCTACAACATAAAGAATATCACTTGTTGCCGCTCCTGATGCCAAGACTATGCTTGAACCATCACTAGCTGTGTAGTCTGCTGGATTTAATCTAATTCCGTTTAAATAAATATCTATGTAGCCAGTATCATAAGCTAGTGTGTTTGCATTTGCGTCTGCTCCTGAGAATGTTGTTTGACCAGAAGTAGCATTGAAAATAAATCTATTTGTTGTTCCATTAACTGAAGAACCAGCTAATTCAAATCCTGCCGCACCATAAACTTTTAATTTATTTGCAGTAGTATCAAACCATAAATCTCCACTATCTAAACTTGTAGATGGAGCTGTTGCACTAATTCTATATCTTTCAGCAAAACTATTTACTCCTGCTACGTTAGAAGCAACAGAATTTACGTTTGCTATATTTGTCGCAACTGTATTTATATTTGCAGAATTAGATGCAACTGAATTTATATTTGTAGCATTAGCATTAACTGCATTAATATTTGAACTATTAGAATTAACAGCATTAATATTTGCAATATTAGTTGCAACTGTATTTACATTTGCAATATTAGTTCCAACTGTATCAACATTAGCTATAGCATTTGCTACAACTTCTATTTCAGAAGTAGCTTCGTTTAAATCATTAGCGGCAGTAATTACTTTTGCAATATCGGTAGCAACTGTTGAAATGTTACCTGCGTTTGTAGCAACTGTTGTAATGTCTGCTGATATTCCTGCAACTGTTGTAATGTTTGCGTTAGCACCTGCTACTGTTGTTATGTTAGCATTGTTTGTAGCTACAGTATTTACGTTAGCGACATTCGTTGCGACTGTATTAACATTAGCAATAGAACCACCAACTAAATTTACATTAGCTACGTTAGTAGCAACTGTTCCAATATTAGTATTAGCTGTTGCAACTGTTGTAATATTAGCATTTGCTCCTGCTACAGTATTTACGTTAGCAATAGCTCCGCCAACTGTATTAACATTGGCTATGTTTGTTGCGACAGTTCCTATATTAGCAACTGCACCTGCAACTGTAGAAATATTATTTGTAGGAGTAATTTGACCAGCTACAGCAGTAATGTTTGCATTAGCTCCTGCGACAGTCGTGATGTTAGCATTTGCTCCTGCTACAGTACTTATATTAGCATTATTACCAGCTACAGTATTTACGTTGGCTATGTTTGTACCAACTGTATTTACGTTTGTAATATCTACTGCGACTGTATTAATTTCTGATACTGCTTCGTTTAAATCTGAAGCTACTGTGTTTACATTAGCAATGTTTGTATTGACTGTATTAACACTTGCTATGTTTGAATTTAAGTTTGTTAGTGTTGCTTTGTCTGCTGTGCTTAACCAAGTGTTTTCTAAATAAGTTTTATTTACTGCATCGTTAGCATTGACTGGGTTAGCTAAATTTTTAATTACTTTTGAATTTGCGTTGTACTTATCGTCTGTGTCTAAAGCTAAATTATTTGCTTGGTCGTCTGTAATTTCTTGTGCAACATAAAAGTTTTGATTTGCAGACCTATCTAAATCTGCTTCTGTTAAAACTGAACCATCACTAAAATCAACTAATCTTGCATCAATAGGAGTTTGTCTTTCAATTCTAATTGTAACTCCATTAGCTGGTGCAGTAGTAAAAGTTAAAGTTGAAGTGCTGACTGTAAATGCACTTGTTATAGTTCCATTTAAGTATGCTTTTATATGAGTGCTATCAATATAAGAAAATGGAATTGCATACGCAACTGTGCTTCCGTTACCTGTATAGGTAACTTGTGAGTATAATGGCATTAGTTATTATTGGTAAAAGTTAATTAATGGTTGAAGTCTGTCTAAATCTCTGCTTCCACCGATTACTTGTTTATTTCTTTTTTGTTTTTGAACATCACTAAAAAGATTTCTTTCAGGATTATTTATATTCTTATAATTACTTTTTTCTTGTTCAAATAATGCTTCAGCTCTAGTTTTGTAAATTTCGTAAATATAATTTATTCTTTTATATTTAGTTCCATCATCAGCAATACCTTGAGCTAATTTAATTGGGTCAGTTAAATTTTGATAATCTTCTGATTGAATAACTTCTGCTAATTTTTCTTTTAAAGTTAAACCTTCAATTTTTGTAGTACTTAATAATTGATTAATTTTGTCATAAGCTGTGTTTTTACCAAACTTATATTCAGTATAATCAACCCCATCTTGAAATTTCTTTAAAGTTGTCGGAGCTTTTCCTAGTCTTAATATTTCCATTGCAACTGGGTCATTAGTTTTATTACCTATTGAAACTGGATTTAAAAAGTTATTAAAAAATCTTTGTATAGTATCTTCATCACTAGCTTTATGGGCTTCTCCCATAAAATTATATCTAGGTGATGGTGGTGTTCCTATTCCTAATCTCTTACCTATAACTTCATCAATAATGCCTTGTGCATCTCTTAAATATGGGTCGTTATTAATTTTAGAAATTATATTAGGTACAAAACTTCCAGCTTTATTTGTAAAATATTTACTTGCAGTGTCACCATCTTGGTCAAAAATTGCATCTACAATTTCTTGTATAGCTTGGAAATAAGTTTTATTTAAAATATTTGTTTGTAAAGAATTAACACCTGCTCTTACATTTATTAAAGCTCTGTCAGCAAAAGAAATTGGGTTACTATCCATTTGTCCTGCTAAAAATAAATTCATATCAGCACCAACTCTTTCAATTTGTTCTTGGGTTAGTCTGTCTCTAATACTCATAAAATCAGCAACAATTCCAAAGAAAGCACCATAAGGGTCTAATCTTCCAAATTGAATTTGAGTGTCACCAATATTAAATGAATATGGTTTAAAATTAGTTTCTGATTTTTTAAGTCTTAATAATTCTGCATCTGAATATTGGCTTAATGTTTTACCATCTTCTTTTTTATTAGTAGCACCACTAATCATTCCAAGTTGATATAATGCTGAAGCAGAAGTTAATAATATTCCACCCATAGCAGTTTGACCTCTAACTTTAGCAATCATTCTTGGGTCACCTGACCTTCCTAATAAATGGTCAAGATTATAAGTAAGACCACCAACTGTTCTATCAGCAATAGCTTTAGCTAATTGAAATGGTGTTCTTACAAATGGGAAGAATTGTTTTAATATTGGATAAGTATTAATTGCATCTTGAAACTTTTTAGCAAAACCAGTTAGTTCATTTGTAAAAGTATTTTCTTGTGCATACTTTAATGCTTCAAGATTTGTTCCTCTTAAACCTTGTTCATCAAAACCTTGTCTAATATATTCTTTAATAAAATTATCTAAATCTTTTCCTTTATAACCTCTGGCTTCTCCAGCTTGTAATGCAAGTGCTTCTAATTTACTTCTGTAATTAATTTGTTTAAAAAATTCATCTGTTGCATTTAAAATTCTTGTAGGTGTTCTAATTGCTGTTCCTGTTAGTCCTGTTCCAGTTGCTTTAGAAGTTGCAGTATCAACTTTTGTACCTGCATCTAATACTAACTCACCATTTTTTAATGCAACACCAGCATATTTTGTGGCATCTCTTAAATAACTAAGTAGACCTGCAAAAGTAGTTTTAGCTTCTTTAATTTGGCCTTCATAAACAGCTTTCTTTGCAAGATTATCTCCATCTAACCAAGCAGATAATTTAGAACCCATTATATCTTCAATAGGCCTAGCAATAGCTGTAATTGCGTTTGAAACAGCATTAACTCCTAATGTTTTTGGATTGGATAATAAAGCATTAATCCATACTTCATTGGCAATATCCCAAATTTTATTACTAAAAACAAAATTTAATATTCTTCTTGTAACATCAGGTTTATCTAATGTAGCAAGTTTGTCTAAAAGTTTTGCTTTAGCTTTAGGGTCTTTAGCACTAAAATTTTCAAATTCTCCAACAGCTTTTCTTAAATTTTCTTGAAGAATATTTGATTGAATAAATTCTTCTTTAGTTTGACCAAAAGTTTTTAATCCACCACCAAATTCACTAGCAATCTTTTTACGATTGTTTTGCATAGCTCCAATTAAATTAATTAATTGGTCTATTTCTTTTTCAGGTCGCAATCCCATTTTAGACTGACGAACCATTGGAGCTAACATATTCACTAAAGAATTTAATGTTATTTCGTGTTGATATATTAAAGCTGAAACTTCTTTTTCATCAAATACTTTTGTTAAGTCAGCAAAATCTTTATAAACTTTATTGATGTCTCCACCATACTCAAGTATGGCTTTTCTTTTTATAACTTCATCAGAAAATTTCTTATCTACTGTATTATAAGTTTTTTTAACAGCTTCTATAATTGAAGTGGTAGTATT